GAAGATTGCGCTCACGCCTGACGTCGCGTACACCTGCTACATCTACGCATGCTTGCGGCCGACCCCCACAGCCGATAGCTGGGATGCCGACTTGTACGCCGAGTTCCAGCGCGCTATTTTTCACGGCGTTCTGAGCGAACTCATGGCGATGCCCGGGCGCAGTTGGACGGATGCAAAAACCGCTATGCTGCACGGCAAGCAGTGGACGTACCTGCTCAACTCCGCCAAAGATCGGGCGGAACGCGGGTTTAACGTAGATTCCATGAGCGTAGAAATGCGCCCATTCGCCTAAGAGGTTCAAATGGCAGATATTAAGTTCACCAACTTCGCCCGCGCGACGCTTGCCATCGGCGCCGCCTCCGGGGCTACGTCCCTCACACTGGCGTCAGGCAAGGGGGCACTGTTCCCGGCGCTGACCGCAGGGCAGTATTTCTACCTCACACTGGAGAATGTCGCACTGACTCGGGAGATTGTGAAAGTTACCGCACGCTCGACCGACAGCTTAACAGTGGTTCGCGCCCAAGACGGAACTACCGCCGTCGGTTGGAACGCTGGGGACGTTGCCGCTCTCCGCTGGAACGCCGCAACGATTGCAGACACACTGGCAACGGCCGTGCAGCAGACCGCAGCAACAGGTGCCGTCGTCGGAAGCTCAGGCACCACAGCACAGCAGCCCGGCACGCCAGCGGCGGGGTATCTGCGCCACAACAGCACCGACGACCGCCTTGAGTTCTACGGTAACGTCGCATGGAAACAGGCACAGGATTACGACGCAGCAGCGGCAAAGACTAACTCCGCCCAAACCTTCACCGCCACCCAACGCACCAACGAAACCACCGACAACGACGGCAGCTTCGACTTGAACGCCGCGATGGATTTCAAATGCACGCCCACTGCGGGGTTCACTCTGACCTTCACCAACATTCCAACGTCACCCGTGGTGCAAAAGGGAACGATCATGCTGGTCAACCCAAGCGCCTACTCGGTCGCGGCCCATGCGAATACCAAGGTCGGTGCGGCCACTCTCGCAGCGCTCAGTGCAGCGGGAACGTACGAGCTGGCTTATCGCACCAGCAATGGATTGGTGTATGTCACAGCTTCAGGAGCACTCGCATAATGACCGGATTCCTTGATGCTCCAGTGATCGAGTCAGGTGGGGGATACCAAATCCAGCGCAGCCTGCGGTTGCGGGCGAGTGCTACGGCGTATTTATCGAGGACATTTGTCGGATCGCCAAATACCTTCACGCTGAGTTTGTGGACTAAGCGGGGGCAACTGGGCGCTTCGCAAATGATCGTCGGGTGCCGCGCTGGAGCATCAACTGACGGCACTATAAATTTCAACACTAACGATACGTTGACCGTGGTTCTGGCTAATGCCTATGTCATCAATACGACTGCGGTATTTCGTGACCCCTCGGCACACTACCATTTCGTTCTGGTGGTTTCTGCAAGTGGCACTGCATACCTGTACTGCAACAACACTCTGGCGGGATCGGTTGCCGTTGGTGCAACTTGCTGGCTGTTCAATAGCTCTCTGACAAATACCTTTGGTCGTTACGGCAGCAACGCTTCAAACTACTTCGACGGCCACCTCAGTGAAGTCAACTTCATCGACGGCCAAGCCCTCACGCCCAGCAGCTTCGGCCAAACCGACCCAACCACAAGCCAGTGGACAGCCAAGAAGTATGTCGGAACCTACGGCACGAACGGCTTCTACCTCGACTTCAGCGATCCAACAAGCGCCACAACGCTGTGCTACGACCGATCGGGTAACTCCAACAACTGGACACCGAACAACATCAGCACGACTGCCGGTGCGACATACGACTCAATGCTGGATGTGCCGCTGGGTGGTGGGGGTGCGGAGCGGGGGAATTACTGCACTTTGAATCCGTTGGATAAGATAACAACGACTGTCACAAACGGGAACCTAACTGCGAACCCGTCAGGGATGGGGCCTGTTCTGGGCACTATACAAATACCAGCAAGTGGCAAAATCTACGCTGAGTGCACAGCGGATACGACTGGGGCCTCTGGAACATCATTGGCTATTTTCGGTGTCAAGAAAACTTCAGCACCGTTGGTTGGGGGCAACGCTGCGCCACCAAATGTTTGGGGTGTTAGCTGGGACGGAAGATTGATATTTTCCCTAAATGCAACGCAGACAATCGGAGCATCTGGCTTCGGTGTTATTGGGCGTGTGTTTCAGTTTGCAATTGACACGGCTACGGGTAGCATTTGGCTCGGTACTAATAACGTGTGGTATTCGGCTGTAGGTACTGTCACCAGTGCACCCGATGCAGGTGGCACTCCAGCAGCAACCGGGCTACCCGCAGACCTAATGCCATTCTTTGCCGCCGACCTCGCAACTGCCTCTGTCAACTTCGGCCAGCGCCCTTGGGCATACACCCCGCCCACAGGCTTCAAGCCTCTGCACACCGGCAACCTGCCAACACCATCTGGCGCTGCGCTGGAGCCTAAGAAGCATTTTGATGCCCTGCTTTATACTGGCAATGGTGGCGCAAAGACGGTTACTGGTGCATTGTTCGCCCCTGATTTTGTCTGGCCGAAGGGTCGTAGTGTTGCGTACAGCCACGGGCTATATGACATAGTTCGTGGTGCGGGTAAGAAGTTATCCAGCGACTCTACTGGTGCAGAGCTGGGAGCGTCAGGACTAAACGGATTTACCACTGACGGCTTCACTCTCGACTCTGACGCAGGACTTAACCAGAATGCTGCAAGCTACATCTCATGGCTCTGGAAAGCAGGCGGCGCAGCAGTCACGAACACCACAGGGTCAATCTCCAGTCAGGTGAGCGCGAACGTGGCGGCGGGTTTCAGCATAGTGACCTACAACGGAACGGGTGCTGCTGCAACGGTAGCGCATGGTCTTGGTGGCGCGGCTGAGATGCTGATTGTTCGCCCACGAAACTCTGTAGCAAGCTGGGCGGTGTACCACTCTGGCGCAAACGCTTCTCCAGCAACGGGGCGGCTATACCTGCAAGCAACCAATGCATTCACTGCGCAAGACGCATGGAATAGCGTTGCACCGTCAAGCACCGTGTTTTCACTTGGGACACTGACAGACACGAACGGCAACACCAATCCGCACATCGCCTACTGTTTCCGCAGTATTCCTGGCTATTCCAAAATCGGAAGCTACACCGGAAACGGCAGTGCAGACGGCCCGATGGTGTGGTGCGGGTTTCGGCCACGGTACTTGATGGTGAAGCGGACTGATGCCACTAGCGATTGGTGGGTTATTGACGCTGTAAGGGGTACATATAACCCCGCAACCTACACGCTGTACCCAAACGGCGCTTATGTAGAAGACTCGTCTACGTTCCCTGTTGATTTCACCGCAAACGGATTCAAAGTAAGAACCTCCAATGCGACATTCAACGGAGGGACTTTGATTTTTTACGCAATCAGCGAAGCCAATTTCAAATACGCACTAGGACGCTAATCATGCAATACCACCCTGAATCAAACACCTACGTCAAAGACGGTGAAGCCTTCGTGCTGAACGGCACTCAGTACCCAGCGACATGGGACAAGGCCAGCCTTGGCTTTATCGAAGTAACCACGGTAGGAACCCGCGAGAACGATGCTTACTACTGGGTCAGCGAGGAAGTGCTGGACGGTGTTCGCACTATCACCAACACGCCCAAAGACCCCGAGCAAATCAAGACGATGGAGTCGGCAAAGAAGCTGGCCGAGATTGACGCACTGGAGCGCAACGCATTGATGCCCCGTGCAACCCGAGAATTCATGCTGCTGAGTATGCAGTCGATGGCAACACCCGAGCAGCTTGAAGCAAACTTTGGGTACAAAGCGGTCAAAGCATTTGACGAGCAGATCAACGCACTGAGGGCTGCGCTGTGACGCTACTCTTAGCCCTCTTGTACCCACTCGCAGTCCAGTTTGAGCGCGGCGGTTGGTGGCGTTTGCTTGCCCCCGTGACGCTGTTTGCTTTGCTGATCGACGTCATTGCCAACTACACGGAGTTGGCATTGCTGACGTGGGACTTCCCACGCAAGGGAGAGTTGACATTCAGCACTAGGTTACTTCGTCTGCGCCATGACACCGGCCACATGCAGTACGCCTACAGCAATGTGATTGACTACCTAAACTTCTTTGCACCCAACGGGAAGCACGTATGAACAAAGACCAAATCATCGACAACCTCTCCGCACTCTTGTGGGATGACAAGATGATCGGGACAAGGTTCACGCTCGCCATTTCTGAGTTCATCTGGGGTGTGACATTGATAGTGTGGGGTGCAGCGCACAACCTGTTCCAGCGTCCAACGTACAAATACATGGACATGCTTGGTAATGAGTACGGCTGGGGTGTTGTGTTCCTTCTGTCCTCCGCACTGCAAATGACCATTGTTCTGAGCAACGATCTGCACTCCAGATTCGCACACTACTTTGCCAGCGTTAACGCGGTGCTGTGGGTCGTGTCTATTGGAGGTTGTTTCTTGTCTGTCTACCCACCGCCATCTGCCATGTCTGGTGAGCTTGCTCTAACGGCGGCTGCAATCTGGATCGCCATCAGACCAGCCATATTAAATCGAGGAGTTAGACATGGGTGAGCAACTACAGCGACGAGCTGATGACGGAGAGAAAGCTGCAACTCTTCTTGATGTGATTGCAATCCTCAACGAGATGAAAGCGAACCAGCAGGGGTACATGAGTGCTTTTGTTTTGGATGACTTAGGCAGACCCGACTACACCGGACACAGGCTTGACCACAAGCAACGGATTGAGGATGCCAAACGGCTCCAGCAAGACAAGAACAAGATGACCCTCACGATGTTGGAGTGGGTGACGAAGGGCGCTGTTGGCTTAGTCCTGCTGGCTCTGGTGAATGGTGGCATGACCTACATAGCGCAGCACCTCAAATGATGGCGCTGACTGTTTGGTTTTACTGGTGGGAAAACGTCTGGAAGGATTTGAAATGATCAACAGCAGAGACATACATGCACTCAATCCACGTACATCAGCCAAGGCGCTGGACTTCCAAGTCCGATGCGCCAACGCCGGTATCGACATCATCTTCACCAGCACCTTCAGAGATGACGAGTCCCAGAACTCCTTATACGCTCAGGGTCGCACGACGCCGGGTAAACGAGTTACGAATGTGGCGGGCGGTGGATCATTCCACAACTGGCGAGTGGCGTTTGATTTCGTGCCTATCGTCAATGGCAAAGCCATCTGGGATGACAACGATCTTTGGGAGCGCTGTGGCGTCATTGGCGAGCAGTGCGGATTGGAATGGGGCGGACGCTGGAAAAAGTTTGTAGACCGTCCTCACATGCAGGACACGATGGGATTCTCCATTGCTCAATATCAACGAGGTGAGGTAAAGGTATGAACGATTGGCTTAAAACACTTGCCCCACTGTTGGGTACTGCACTGGGCGGGCCATTGGGTGGTGCGGCTGCGGCTTTCTTGGCTGACAAACTCGGCATCGAATCCAAGACGGTGGAGGCCGTCACGGAGGTTCTGAACTCCGGCAAGATGACCCCCGACCAGATCGCCAATATCAAACTGGCCGAACTCGATTTCAAGAAGTTCACGGAAACCAACAAGATCGACGTGATGAAGGTTGAGGCCGCTGACCGCGCTGATGCCCGCGACACGTTCAAGGTGACTCGTTCCCGCGTGCCAGCAGCCCTGACGTTTCTAATCACCGTTGGATTCTTTGGCGTGTTGATCGCAATGTTCAAGTGGCCCGAGGTGAAAGAATCCGCACCATTGATGATTATGTTGGGCAGTCTCGGCACAGCTTGGACGGGGGCTTGCGCCTTTTGGTTTGGTACTACCAACTCCAGCGCCGACAAGAATCAGATGCTGGCTAATAGCGCACCTGTGAAGTAGAATCACGTAACACAACTGGAGACATTCATGGCTACAAAACCTGCGTTCCTGTTCAAAGGCAAAGAATCCAAGAAAGAGGAAAAGGCCGAGAAAAAGGCGTTCCCTTCCAAGGCTGCGTACAAGAAGGCTGAGTCCAAGTTCGAGAAAGAAAAGCCAGCCGCGTTCAAGTGCGGTGGTAAGGTGAAGTAACGTGGGCCCAATCGACGCGGTAAAGGCGGCTATCCAAGCAGGTAGAGATGCCGCCACAGCGGGGGTCGAGCGCCGCGTCGAGCGCGGTACGGCTGAAGGCCCACCACCGAAGAAACCAGAGCCCGCGCCCGCACAAGCCAACATCCGGTTCGATACGCCGGACCCAGAGCGAGAGCGCAAGCGTCGAGCAGGCCCTCCAGCGCACATGCTGGAGAAGTACAAAAACGGCGGCGTAGTCGCCAGCAAAGTTTCAACAAAACGTCCTTGGGGTTAATTTATGGGCGATACGGCCTTCAAAATCACGAAGTTTCTGGGCGAGGCGCCCAAGGTATCGCCCGAACTGTTACCCAACACCGTTGCGCAATTTGCGTTCAATTTGGATTTGTCGTCGGGGGACTTGCTCCCGTACCGTCGCCCCGAACTGAAACAGGTGCTGGACAAACCCGGCACGATAGAGTCGATCTACCCCCTCAACGATGGAGCGGGCGGGTACAAGTGGCTGCACTGGACAACAGACGTCGACGTGGCTACAGCCCAGATCGAGGGCGACACAACCCAACGAATCTACTATTCGGGCGACGGCGCGCCGAAGGTTACCAACTACGACTTGGCTACGTCGGGGGCTATGTTCCCAACGACCAGCTATACGCTGGGGCTACCACTTCCAACCGCAGTACCGACGCTCGCAGCTACCGCGTTCACCCAAAAGACGTCTACCCACCGGGGGCGCGACGCTGGCGGCACCGCCTACATTCGCGCAGTTGCCCACGGGCTTCGCACCGGGAACTACGTCACGACCACCACACTGGGGGGCACAGGATACAACCTGACCAACGTGCCGGTTACAAAGATCGACGCGGACGTATTCTCATACTTCACATTCGGCGCGGCCGAGGGTTCATACCCACAACCAAATAGCGGGGTTCCGGCCGCCGCTGTCGCTGACGCCGCAGGCAAGATCGATCTCGCAGGCGTGGTATCGCCTCGGGTGTACGTGTTCACGTACTACACCACTTGGAAAGAGGAATCTGTACCGTCCGTACCCAGCGCCGAGGTGTTTGTCAAAGAAGGTCAGACCGTCACAGTCAGCGGACTACCGACGTCGTGGACTCATGGCGCGGGCTATCAAACTACGGGCATGCGCGTGCGCGTCTACCGCACGGTGGCGTCTATCAGCGGCACTGAGTATTTCCGAGTGGGAGAAATGCCTCTCATTGCGCCGACAGCGGGAACCTACGCTCGCGTCGGCACGCTGGTAACCATCACGTCGGCGGCCCACACACTGGTGACCGGGGACCACGTTACACTGGACTTCACGACCGGCACCGCGTCTGATGGCGGGTATGTTGTCACAGTAGTTGACGCGAACACCTATACCGTTACCGATTTTGTATCCGGCGCCACCAGCGGGAACGTAACCCGCACGGCTGGGGTGTTTACCGATACCATCGACATCGTGGACCTTGACGCTGACGCCCTGCTGGAGTCCTTGGAGTACGATGCCCCAGACCCGACTATGAAGGGCATGACTACCATCCACAACGGGATGCTGATCGGGTTCTTTGGCAACACGGTCTGCTTCAGCGAGCCCAACAAGCCCCACGCATGGCCGGAAATTTATCGCCAACAGATTGATGCGCCCATTGTCGGCGTCGGGGGTTTTGGAACAACGATTCTCGTGCTGACTGCCAAGACCCCGTGGGTTCTGTCCGGCGGGACTCCATCGGCTATGGCACTGGCGCGCACGGACTACATTTTGCCCTGCCTGTCCAAGCAGTCTATCGTGAACATCGGCTTCGGTATCATGTGGTCGTCATCCGGCGGACTGGCCGTGTACTCGCAGGGTATCGTAGGCTCGGACTACCTTACCAAAAACGTCCACAACTGGACATCGTGGTCAGCGGCGGTCACCCCCACTCTGGTCAACGGGGCGTACTACCGGGGTCGGTACTTTGGTTCCGACGGAACCCGCACATTCATTTTCGAGCGCAACGATCAGGTCGGCGGGCACCTCGTACAGACCGATGTCCGGTTCACCGCTGCACACTACTTGGCTGCCGAGGATGCCTTCTACTACGTGGATGGCGGAGAACTGTTCCTGTGGAACTCCCCCAATATGGGGCCGAGCGTCCTCGACTGGAAATCCAAAGTGTTCACCACGGCAGACTACCTTAACTTCGGCGCGTGCCGGGTTATCGCAGACTACTCTACCCCCGAGGGCGAGGAACAAATCGCCTCGGCCAACGCACTGATATTGGCGGCCAACGCTGCACTGATAGCGGCCGCCGCAGAGGGCGGAGCAATTGATGTGGACGACGTAGGCATGTTGGGGGTGGCAGAAAGCGGCCTAACCCCTCTCATTTCCGCCGACTTCACGGCGACGTTCCAGTTGTTTGTTGACAAGAAGCTCATATTCTCCACCACCCGTAGCACGGATGCCCCGTTCAGGCTACCTACAGGGTATCGGTCGGACACGTTTGAAATCCGAGTTGCAACCACCGCCCGAGTCAGGGCGATCCACATGGCCGAGACAATGGCCGGATTGAGAGGCGCGTAATGCCACAAGCAATGGCCCTGCCCGAAGCAGGCGGACTGAAAGACGTAGCCGTCCTGCACGAGCTACTGAAGCACATCGTCGAGAACGTCGAGGAATTGAAAGGCTGGCGAGGCACCGGGCGGTCGGTCACAAATGACACTATCGGAATCAAACCCGCAACATGGACTGTACTAAATCAGGTACGCACCCCGCTGGGAGGAACGACGAATGCTGCTGTGGGGGTTCCAACGTACACCGAGTACATTAATCTAATCAATGATGTGCAACAGTTAGTGGTTGACGTAGGTACAATACAGTCAGTTCTGAACCAGCTTTTAGTGAATATGAGGGAGTAGTATGGCACGAAATTCCGGGTCTTATCGAGGTGGGGCCGCATCAGGTGTGGACTATATGTCAAGCATGCTCAACCCTGCGGCTGACAATTTGAGCCAGTTCACTGCGACCGGCGGCGAGCCCGCTATGCGCCAGAACGAAGTTGAGGGTGGTGGATTTCGGCCCCAGACGCAACCCTACACCCCCGCAGAAACACCGTCTTGGCTGCGGTCCTTCCAAGAAGCCCTGACCCCTGCACCGGATAGCGTGGCGGCGGGTCTTGGTATTACTGCCCCCGGAACGACAAACCAGAACGAAACTCCCGCAGCGCGCGACGCGCGTATGGGTAAACTTGGGGACTTCGCCAGTCGCGCGGTAGAGGCCGTGCCCGGGGTATCGCTCGCCAAAGACATGTACCGCATGGCAACCAGCGAAGAAGACCCGACAAATAGGGACTACGCTAGTACGGCCATCAACGCTATAGGTCTGGTTAACCCTCTCGCGGGGGCAGTCGGCAAACTCGGAATGAAAGGGTACGACTCATTCACCACGGGTAGCGGAGTTAGCGACTTTGGCGTACCTACTGGGGTGTCCTCCCGCGTAGCAAGCGTCTTCGGCGGAGACGATAAACTGGGGTCGTTCCTCAGTATGAACAACAACTTTGCAGGCGTCGACGCCCGCCCCACACCATACGCCAGCGAGTTCATGCGCAACGTCGAAGCGGCGCAGGCAGATAACGCATCTCAGGTTTCTCAAACGGCTGCGGACGCGCAGGCGCCACAATCATCGGGTCGAGACTATAGCGGCATGTCCGATAGCAGCTACGGCGGGTCGTACGGTGGTTGGGGCAGTGACCCCGGTAACGGTATGAGCGGAAGCACCCCCAGCGCCCCCGGTGGCGGATATGCTGATGGCGGTATTGTAGGCCTGTCCACCCCCGAGTACGCCGACGGCGGCTTTATGAGCAGCCCGCCTTCAAACCTGACCCAAATGGGTTTCGCTGACGGCGGCAGTATCGGCCTTGGCGCCCCGGGAAGTTCTAACTCCCCCGATGGCATGCAAGCGCAGGCAGCGCGGATGGCCCGCGACCCACAACTTCGCCAACGGTTGCAGCAGATGCTGGCTCCAGCCATGCAGTCCGGCCAACTCACACCGGAAGAATTGGTGACCATCGGGCGTATCGCTACGGCGGCCATGCACAACCCAGACCTGTACCCACAGCTTCGTCAGTTCGTGGCGCAGCAAGGATTGAATCCACTTCCAGCGGCGTACAGCCCGCAAGTCGTTATGACGTTGCTCGTGGCGTCCCAGATCATGGCGCCAACGCCCGCTG